CACGGAGGGCTTGACCGAGTCCCTGGGGAACGCCGGGGTCTTCTGTGACCGCGAGGACGTCGACTCATGGCAGGCCGCGATCGAGAATCTCGACAACCAGACGGCCTACCGGGCAGCGTCACGACGGGCAGCGGCCCGGTCTAGGGCTCTCGATCCGGCCGCCGATCTGGCCGCCTGGTGCGACGCGGTCGAGGAGACGGCCCGTGCATGAGCTCCCGCAGGGTGACACCGTCACCATCGTCCGCCCCGGTACGCCGACACAGGACGCATACGGCAACGACGTCCCCGGCACCCCGATCGAGATCGCCGTTGCGGGGTGCGGGATCGCGCCGCGCGACAGCACCGGGTCGGCGTCCGACGAGCTCACGGACGCCAGGGACACGGTCATCTCCGGCCTGACCCTGTACGCCCCCTACGGCACCGACATCCGTGCTACGGACCGCATCCGGGTGGCTGGCGAGCTGTTCGACGTCGTCGGACTACCCGGCAGCTTCCGATCCCCGTTCACGGCTTCTACAGGCCCTGTGGTGGCGTCGCTCAAGCTGGTCACCGGCTAGTTGCGGGCCTGTTCGACGGCGGTGAGCAGCTTCTGGGCGGCGTCGTTCGCTTTACGCGGGATAGACAGGCTGTACGGGTCCTCGTAGGGGGGCCTGCCGCCTCCCATGCTCCCCGAGGGCTTCTCCTTTGCGGGGCGGGCGTCGGGCAGCAGGAACTGCACGTAGCCGTGAAAGAGCCGCGTTCCAGGCTTAAAGCGGGTTCCCTGGATGTCCGCGGCCCGCAGCCGGGTCGGCGCGGGCTTGGGCCCGATCGGCGTCTTCGTGATCGTGATCCACTCCCCGTCGTAGCTGATCGTGCCGAGCACGCCCTTCACCTGAATGTCCACGTCCGCCCCCTGGCGCGAGAGTTACTGGAGGTGGATATGGCAGCACGGTTCAAGATGAACCGCAAAGGTGTCGGCGAGATGCTCCGCATGCCCGGCATGCAGGCGGAGATGCTACGCCGGGCCGAGGTCATCAAGGGCGTCGCGGAGGCGACTTCCCCGGTGGACGAGAGCAGTCCCGACCCCGGCCACTACAAGGCCTCGTGGTCCACGGACAGCACCAACCGTGGCGGCCGCCGACGCGATCGCGCTGTCGCCTACATCCGCAACAACGCCTACTACGCCCGCTGGGTGGAGTACGGCACGGAGCGGGTGCCCGCTCACCATGTGCTGCTTCGGGCGGCGCAAGAGGGCGGCCGGAACTGATGTGGCCCGACGTTGAGATCGAACTCGTCGCCTGGCTGACGGCCGCGTTGGACGTGCGGCACTGCACGGACCTGCCTGCCGACCTTACTGGCGCCCTGCCAATCAACCAGGTTCAGCGAGTGGGCGGCGCCGACGACAGTTTCCGCCTCGACCGTGCGCTGGTCAGCCTCGACAGCTATGCAGCCACACGTGAGGCAGCGTCGATGCTGGCCCGCCAGAGCCGACATCAACTCATCACAGTCCTGCCGGGTGTGAAGACGACGTCCGCAGTCTTCGGACGGGTGGCGACTGTGTCGGCACCTGCCTGGCGGCCCTACGAGAACCCGAACCTTCGCCGCATGGGCGCCACCTACGAGATCTACTTCCACCCGGTCTCCTGACCGGCCGAGGGCCCGCGCCGGACCCCTGTTTCCCCTCACCCCGCCGCCGTGCGGGGTTTTCTCATGCCAGGAGACCTCATGGTCAACATCACCCGCGCGGCGGACCTCACCATCATCGGTACGACTGGCGGCGGCTGGGTGGCGGACATCGGTACGTCCGCCCCGTCGTCGCCGCTGACGCAGCCGGCGTCTCCGTGGGAGCCGCTGGGCTGCATCTCGGACGACGGCCTCACCTATGGTTTCGACGAGGACTCGCAGGAGTTCACGCCGTGGGGTCTGACCTCCCCGATCCGCACGACGATCACCAAGAGCATCCGGACGTTCAAGGTCACGCTGTGGGAGACGGCTCGCGTCTCCGTCCAGTCCATCATGTACCGGATTCCGGTGGGTGACCTCGCCCCGGACGGCGTCAGCGGCCTGACCTCGTTCGCAGAGACGGCGTCCCCGGTCCCGGACCGGCGGGCCTGGTGGTTCGCCACCTTCGACGGCGACACGGCCCGCGGCTTCTACGTGCCGACCGGGGAGATCTCCGACCGGTCCGACGTCACGTTCAAGCAGAACGAGATGTCCGGCTACGAGATCACCGTAACCGCCTACCCAGACGACGCCGGCAACACGGTCTACCACACGGACAAGCTGCCGGTGACGCCCGCGTACAGCGGGTCCTGAACGGGTGGGTGGGCCGACCGTCGGCGCGGGCCCGGCCTACCCGCCTCTACTTTTCCGTGCCCGCGCCGTGATCGAAGGAGGCCCGCGCCGTGGCCAACACGCGTACCACCACTGGCAGCACCAGCCGCAAGCCCCGCACGGCGGCCCGTGCCGCATCCCGCCCGGCAACGACCCGCAGGGCCGCAGAGCCGGAAGAGGTCGACGAGGAGCAGGTTTCTCCGGCCGAAGCGCAGGAGACTGAGGCCGTCAACAAGTACGTGACCGCCCTCCTGTGCGACGAGGACGTTCGCATCATCCCGCCGGGTGCCTGGCGGCAATCGTGGCAGCGCCTGGCCGCCCAGGGGCAGATCGACGCGTTCGCACAGATCGTTCTCCACCCGGACGACTACGACCTCTACCTCGACATCGACCCCACGAACGAGGAGTGGGGCGAGTTCGTCACGGACGCCGCAGAGCGGGCTGGTGAGAGCCTGGGAAACTCGCGTGGACCCGCTCCGTCATCGAGGCGCACGCGGAGGCGATAGAGGCCGACCTCGCCGTCTACTATCCGCGGGACGCCGACCAGATCGACGCCTACTACCGGGGCGAGATGACGGCACGGCGCCTGCGGGTGCTGATCCAGCACCTGCCGCCGGAGTCGGCGACCTGGACCGCCCTGCGGAATGCCATGTCCGATGAGGAGTTGGCGGAGCAGGCCGACAAGGGCGAACCAGAGAAGGGCCGCTGGTCGCAGACGGAACAGCTCCTCGCCTCGGCACTGGATGCGATCCGTCGCGTCGAGTATGTGCTGATCTGCGCAAACACGGAGAAGAAGTCGCAGCGGCCCGAGGTGCCGAAGCCGACCCCGCGGCCGGGCGCGAAGCCGCTCAAGCCGAAGGTGCAGCTGTCCGAGGCGACCGCCGACTTCCTGTTCAAGCTCACACGGTGAGGCGCCGGTAGGGCGCTGGGAGGAGGCTCCCGGTGCCCGCTATCTCCGTCGGAAGCGTCGAAGTCGACGTCGTCCCATCAGCGCAAGGAATCGAGGGGCGGCTCCGGGCAGCTCTGGTTCCGCCGGCGTCACAGATTGGCGACGAGGTCGGCCGGATCATCGGCCGGCAGATCGCCGCGCAGATGGCTCCGGCGATTCGGGACGGCATCAACAACGGTGCCCGGGCGGCGCGTCCGGCGGCGGCCCGGCAGGGTGATGAGACCGCGGGCGCGTTTTCCCGCTCTCTGAAGGCCCGCCTGGAGGCGGCATTCCGGTCGCTGCCGAAGGCCGACGTCACCCTGTCGACGACGGGCTTCGATGCCGACATGGCCCGACTGAGGGCCCGCCTGGAGACCCTGTCGGGCAAGCGGATCGGCATCGACGTCGATGCCGGTGCCGCTCTAGCGGAGATCACGGACATTGAGGCCCGCCTGCGACGCCTGGGTGCCGAGCACCCGAACGTGCAGGTACGCGCCGACACCGCGGCAGCGTTGGCGCAACTCGCGGCATTGCGGGCCGAGGTGGATGCGGTCGACGGCAAGAACGTCGACGTGGACGCGTCGTCTGCGACGGCCAGCATCAACGGCCTCGTCTTCGCCGCGATTGCGCTGGGACCGGCACTGATTCCTGTCCTGCCGGTTATCGCGGCTGGTCTGGGCGCGATCGCGGCGGCGGGTGCTGCTGCGGCAGCGGGTGTCGGCTCGATTGCCCTGGTGGCGGTGCCCGCGTTCAAGCAGATCGGCGGCGTGCTGCAGGCACAGAAGGCCGCCCAGGATGCGGCAACGAACGCCACATACAAGGGGGCTCAGGCGTCGTCGCAGGGCGCGTCGAAGGCGTTGCAGATGGCGGGCGCACAGCAGGCGCTGGCGACGGCGGAGCGCAATGGGGCGCGTCAGATCGCGCAGGCGCAGCAGCAGGTGAAGCAGGCCAAGCAGGGTGTCGCGGACGCGATCGCGCAGGCCGCGCAGCGCACGAAGCAGGCCGAGCAGCAGGTCGAGCAGGCCGAATCGTCCCTGGCGCAGGCGCAGAAGGACGCCAAGCAGGCGCAACTCGATCTGGTGGCCGCCCGCAAGGAGGCGACCCGCCAGCTCGAGGACATGAACAACCAGCTCGTCGACTCGAAGCTGGCGCAGCGGGACGCGGATCTGCAGGTCAAGGAGGCCCAGCAGAATCTGAACCAGGTCAACGCTGCCGGTTCGAAGGCGACCGCGCTGCAGCGCGCCCAGGCGCAGCTGCAGTACGACGAGGCCGTCCAGCATTTGAAGGAGCAGCAGCTTGCCACGAAGCGGCAGGCTGCGGATACGGCTGCGGCGAACAAGGCGGGCGTCAAGGGTTCTCAGACGTACCTGAGCGCTCAGGACAAGGTGGCGCAGGCGCAGCAGAATGTGGCCGCGCAGACGAAGGCGTTGAAGGATGCGCAGGCGAATCAGGCTCAGGTGGCGGTCCAGAATGCCCGGTCTATCGCGGACGCGCAGCAGAAGGTTGCGGACGCCGAACGCAACGTCTCTGTCGCCCAGCAGAATGCCGCCGATTCGATTGCCTCGGCTCAGCGTCAGATTGCCTCCGCGTCGCAGTCTGCGGCCGGGGGCGTCGATCAGGCTGCCATCGCACAGGCCAAGTACCAGGCCGCGCTGGAGAAGCTGACCCCCAGCGCACGGGACACGTTGAACGCGTTCGTGGGGCTACGGACCGCGTTTTCGGCGTGGTCGAGGGCGCTGCAGCCTGCCGTGATGCCGATTTTCACGCGGGCGCTCGTGGCGATCCGGGACACGCTGCCGACGCTGACGCCGTTCGTTCTCGGCGCCGCCTCGGCGATCAAGACGCTACAGGACCGGGTGTCGGCGGCGGTGAAGAAGCCGTTCTGGCAGGGCTTCAAGCAGGATCTGCAGGGCAACGTCCGCCCGGCGATCATCGGTCTGGGTGTCGCGTTCGGGAACATCATCAAGGGCATGGCGGGCATCATTGACGCCTTCCTACCGCACATGGACTCCATCTCGTCCACGATGCAGCGGATCACGGGCCGGTTCGCGGCCTGGGGTGCAGGCCTGAAGGGGAGTCCCGAGTTCGAGCGGTTCCTGGCGTACAGCGCCGAGCACGGTCCGATGATCGCCGACACGTTCGGGAAGATCTTTATTGCGCTGCTGAACATCGGGCAGGCCCTCTCGCCCCTCTCGGGCCCCCTGCTGCAGGTGGTCGGCGGCCTCGCGCAGGGCATCGGATGGCTCGCCCAGAACGCTCCCGAGCTGGTCATCGCCATCTACGGCCTGTATGTGGCAACGAAGCTGTGGGCCCTGTCGCAGCTGATCCTCAACGGCGCCATGGCCGCGTTCCAGCTGATTGCTTCGGCGGGCCCGTGGGGTTGGATCGTCCTAGCTATCGGCCTCGTGGTCCTGGCCGTCATCTACATGTACAACCACTTCACCTGGTTCCGAGACGGCGTGAAGGCGGTGTGGGCGGCGATCCAGGTCGCAGCCCTGTTCCTATGGAACAACGTCCTGAAGCCCTTCTTCACCTTCTTCTGGCAGGGCCTGCAGCAGATCGGCCGGTGGGCGTCGTGGCTGTGGACGAACATCCTCAGCCCGGTGTTCGGGTTCATCGCGACCGCCGCGAAAATCCTGCTGACAGCGATCGTCGTCATCGCGATCCTGCCGATCATCGCCGCGATCAAGGTCCTGGGTGCGATCGGCCGCTGGCTGTGGACGAACGTGTTCCAGCCGGTGTTCCAGGCCATCGGAGCCCTGGCCGTCTGGCTGTACCGGAACCAGATCAAACCCATGTGGGATGCGATCGCCGCGGTGTCGAAATGGCTGTGGGAGAACGCCATCCGGCCGGTCTTCAAAGCGATCTGGTCCGGGATACAGACGCTCGGCGGCTGGGCGAGGTGGCTGTACAGGAATGCGATCAAGCCTGCCTGGGACGGCATCGTCTCGGCGGGGCGGACGGCGTGGCAGGTCGGCATCAAACCGATCTTCGACAAGTTCAAGAGTGTCGTCCGTGACCTGCACAGCGCCTTCGATATCGCCGTCGGCGGCATCAAAAAGGCATGGGACAAGATCAAGGACGTGTCCCGCAAGCCCGTCCAGTACGTCGTCGACGTCGTCTACAACAACGGCGTCCGCGGCGTATGGAACAAGGTCGCGTCCGCGTTCGGCGCACCCAAACTGCCCGCGTTCAAGTTCGCGTCCGGCGGCGTCATGCCCGGCTATACGCCCGGGCGGGACGTCCACAAGTTCCTGTCCCCGACAGGCGGCGCGCTCGAACTGTCGGGCGGCGAGGCCATCATGCGGCCCGAGTTCACCCGCGCAGTCGGCAGTGGTTTCGTCGGCGCGATGAACTCGATCGCCAAGACCCGCGGCGCGCAGGGCGTGAAGGCGGCCCTGGCCCCCGTGTTCGGCGGCAACCCGAAGGCGCACACCGACACCTCCCTGCGCTACGCGGGCGGCGGCGTGGTGCAGTCGTTCGCGGACGGCGGCATCTTCGGATGGATCGGCAAGGGTGCATCAGCCCTGGCCGGTGCCGGATCCGACGTGTGGAACACCATCAAGAAGGGCGCGTCCTGGCTCGGCGACACCCTCGAGGCGTCCGCCCGGGCGGGCGTCAAGCATGTCGTCGACCCGCTGCTCAAGTCGTTCCCAGGCATGGACACGGGCTTCGGGCAGATGATCCGGCGCATCCCCGACCGCATCATTGACGCTCTGTTCGGCTACTCCAAGGATGCCGACAAGAAGGGCGCCGGCGGCATCGGCGGACCGCGCATCCAGGCCGGTCTGACGTGGGCGAAGACGCAGGCTGGCAAGCCCTACCAGTGGGGCGGCAACGGCAACCCATCATGGGACTGCAGTGGGCTGCAATCCGCCATCGAGTCCGTCATCCGCGGCCAGAAGCCGCACCGGCGCTGGGCCACCGGGGCGTTCTCCGGACGGACGGCGCCGCCGGGCTGGGTGTATCACGGCAACTCCCCATTCCGCATCGGCATCACGAATGCGGGCGTCGGACACACCGCGGGCACCCTCGGCAAAACCCACGTCGAGTCGA